GCAAATACTTGGGATGTTCCAGAGTACCGATAGGTTACGGCCGATCCAGTAGAACTAATTGCCGTAATAGTTACAGCCGGGTATGAGACCTTACCCATGTACGTTCCATAGGCTGGTCCATATGTTGTAGGAACAATTCCTGTTGGAGGGTTTTGATAAGTTCCATCAGGATTAGTAAGACGAATAGCTGCTGGTTCTGGACCAGCATCTTGAGTAATAGTGGTTCCTGTAGCAGGTGTCCAGGTAGAAGTTCCAGATTCAAATGATGGGTTTTGAATATAGTTAATTAAGTTTTTATATTCCCATATAGTGTCATTGCTGCTAATAAAGTAATTATTAATTGGGTCAGCAGGAGCTGGAGCACCAGAACCAGAGAAGTATGTATTAAGAGATGGTGAGCTTTCAAACATCAACCCATCCATCCAAGCAGTAGTTCCATTCCCTGTAAGGTCTGGAAATACAATAGAGACCTTAGCCAAAGGTTGTCCAGAATCTTTCTGTTGGTCTGGGGCAATAGCTGAAACAGATAGGCGAGAAAGAACAGGGACATATTGGATTGGATAACCATTATATGTTCCAGGACCAGTACCTTGAGAGTACTGGGGTACGGCTGTATCCACAATAGGGTTGCCATTTATATCTAAACGGTCTGTAGCTACAAGAGTTGTAGTAGCAGACTTAACGCTATAGATTGTTGGATCATAATACTGTCCATTTGAATCTGAAAGAATTTTTGTCTGAAGAGCATCTGTCTCACGATTTGAATACTCAATCTGAAGATAAGCACGGCCAGCATTAGGGTACTCAGAGCTTACATATGCACTAAAGGTATAGTTTTGTCCAGGAGTTACTGCAAACCATGGAGAAGATACCCATGCTCCAGTACCAGACTGAACAGTCAATTCACCCAAAGAATTTCCGTCCCAAAGACCGGAGTTGTATACAGTAGGGTCTTGGGCAAAAGATGCATTAGGAGAGGCAATCCATCCACCTACACCATTTTCAAAGCTTGGGTTAGGAAGAAGATTTTCACGCTGCCCCTTTAGATATAGGCGAATACGACGTGCGTCTTCAAACTCAAGACTGTTTTGATATTCAGCAAGTTGCAGCATATCCATAAATAAAACTTGATTTACATAAGCCTGTGTATTTATAACAATGCGTGCATATAAAGCATTAGCTGGAGACAATTGTCCGTTTCTTCCAGCATCATTTTTAGAGGTAGTTTCCTGCCAATATGCAGCATCACTCATCATTACTGTGCTTACAGGGGTAATAGATATTTGATTTCCATACCTATCGTGCCAAGCTATTTGAATAGAAATATTTATTCCAGGAGAACTAGTGTTACGAAACCAAGCAGAAAATACATACCGTGTGTTAGGTTTCACAGGCATTGCATAGTTAATAACGTTGGTTGGATCATTTGTAGGAAGAGACATAGTGCTACTTTGATTGTTTAATGCAAGTGCACCAAATCCTAGTTGGCGTGGTTTAAAGAGAGTATCTGTAATCCAAGGCGTAGGTGGAGTAAGGGCAACTCCATAGGTTGCAACCGCATTTGAGTATAGCTGAGCTGTAAGTGTTCCAGCACTTACGGACCAACGACCAATACCTTCTTCAAATGAAGAGTCGTTATAATCAAGCATAAGGTTAGTTCCAATAACAACTTTGCTTGTGAGGTGAGTTAGGGCACCCGTATAGATTGTAAGGCCGGATGGAGTACCTTTATACTTTTGAACTAAAAATCCTGCAGCTGAAAGGGAGCGATGGTATGTGTCGCCTAGAGCAGGCTCATAGTCAAAGCTATAGTCTCCCATCCTAGCCTTTGTAATTTGGTTAGGGGTTAAGGAGTGATTAAATACGTTTCCAAGAAGCTGCGTCTCGCTTCTAAACAAGTCGTACTGAAATGATAATGCTGACAACATATTAACAAAGTCATTGGTGTCTACTTCACCAGTAGCATCGCCTACACCATTTTGTGGATTAGTCCATGCCCTAGGAATCCAACGACTTATTGTAGTAAGGGTATCTTTATCTCCAACAATCATTGCATAGTCAGAGCCACAAAAGATCCAGTTAACTCCGTTATAGAGCCAGATAGAATAGGCGGCTTCTATATCAGAAGTACCTAAATTAATATCTGTGTAACTAGTTGTAAACCCAGCGCTGTATAATTGTCCAGTTAGGATAATACCATCATAGGGATTATCTACAACACCTTTATAGCTTTTTACAAGCATCCAAGCAATAGGCGATGGGTCCGTAGGGATAGGGGTAATCTGTCCCCAAGTTAACTGAACAGTTCCGTAAGCAGAAGACTGAGCCTTTAATTGGGCGTTGTAATAGACAGCGTTAGGTGAAGCCTCACCATATTTAAATCCACTGTCATATAAACTTTGGCCGTATGTTGCCATTTATTATCCCTTACATTCCGCCTGATACTGTTACGTTTAGGTTAGCCGCTGTCAAGTATGCAATTTGATTTGCACTTAGTAAGATAGTTGCAGCACTTGCTGCACCTGTAGTGTTAAGCACGGTTACGTTAGCTGAGATAACTCCGTTAATTCCCTGCAGTGCTGAGGTTACTGCAGACAAAGCAATAGTGTCACCAAAAGTATTGTTGTCATAGCTAAACATGCCGCCCGTACCTAGCATAGCCTCATAGGCTGCTAGCTTTACATCTGAATTCTTATAGGCAGATGATACGTTTAAGGTTGCTGAGATATACACAGGGACATATTGTGGAGGCAAGATAGTAGTTGTTGATCCTACTAAAGTATTGTTAGCTAAAGCATTTGCAACATTTGTCTGTAGCGTTGTCCAAGCAGGGGTAACTGTTTGGTCAATGGCGTATCCTCCAGCAATAAGAGATGCTGTAGTGGTGTTAGCAATGGTAAAGCTAAATGGTGCTGTAGTAGTTACTCCAGTAATTACTGAGCCTGTGGTGTTATATCCAGAAGGGTTCATGCCCGTAATAACTACAGTATCTCCAGTTGAGAACTGATGTGCGTACAAGGTGTAGTAAGTTACCGCAGAACCAGTAGTAGTAACTGAAGCAATAGTAGCTTGTGGGAATCCAGGGGCAGCGCTATTATCATTCATAGGTTGGATGTATAAGCGAACAGAAGAATAAACGCTTGCCATAGCACTGGCTTTTCCTACACCAGAAACTGTTAATGCAAGGTTAGCATAGTCAGCCAAAGTAACGGCTCTTCCCTGAGCTGCCAAGGCAGCTTTAATCTTTTTCTTAATCTGAGTAGCGTCATCCCCATCAGTTCCACCAGTTGCTGGGCCGGCGTTTATTACTGTGAAGTATGTTGTAACTTGTGGGTCCAAGTTTCCAGGTACAAAGGTTAATGAATTGATTGCGCCGGAGTTAATATTTCCTGCAGCTCCTACGCTTGACTTGTAGAGGCAGCTTACAATCTGTCCGGCAGGAGGAATATAACCATTAACGTTATCTCCAAAGATAATGTCTACAGACCCATCTGCATTTCTTGCTGTAGTAAATACTGTGTCTGTTGGGCCCCACTCAAGAAGGTTATCTACATATGTCCACGTGGTAAACGCAACACCTTGTCCAACGTATACGTTAATAGAGGAGTCAACTACTCCCAGATCAATAATAGAAAACAGTTGGTTCTCTAAACCAGACGAGGTTCCTAGATTTGCAGGAAGAGGTTTATTGTAGGTAGGGTCAATAAGGTCAGGACGATCAGTATTAACCGTCTTTCCTTCTTGAGCAGCAAGTGTGATTGTTGCTCCTCCAGCCACAGCTGTTGCTCCAGTAGTTACTTCAAAGTAAACTTGTGAGTATGGTCCAAAAGATAGGGGAGCCATAACCTGTGTACCTACGGGAATATCTATGGCATTAGAGGTGATGTTAGTAAAGGTTACGTTAACTACTGCAGGAGTTGGTCCAGAGACGTGGTAGTCATATAGGCCAGCTAGGCTAAGAAGGGTAGAGGACTGGACTGCGGTATCAATGCTTGCCTCATTAGCAATGCGGTCTAGATAGTGAGACATGACATCGCCCATATACGCAAAAGCTTCAATAAGCACGTTGCCTAGGTCTGAATAATCTGTAGGATCCCAAGAGGTGTTAGTCCTCTGACCAATCAAAGTAATTAGGTCATTCTTTAGAGAAGCAAAGTCTCTAGAGGTATAGTCAATTTGCATGGTTATCCCGCAATCGTTCCGTCGTAGTTAAGTAGGTTAGTGTTAACAGTAACATTTGTTGTAGTATCGTCTGGAAGAGTAAGCTCTAAAGTTACGTATTCAATACCTTGTCCAGAACCTATGCCAAACAGAACATTGTTAACCTTGACCTCTGGAATCCAGGTAGCGATTGCTGACCGGATAGCTGCAGAGATTGCTGGCTGTGCCTGATTGTCATTTTCAAAGAGTGATGTACTCCAGTCTACGCCATAGGTAGGAAGCATAGGGCGCTGTCCAACACTAGTTGATAGAAGGGTCAAAACTCTATCCAAGTATATCTTAGGCGCATTACTTGTAGACCCTACAACCCCAGAGGTGTCTAGGGTATATGGGTAGTTAATACTAACACTCATGGTTGTACTCCGATCCATACAGGGTATTCAGGATCCCCAGCTTGAAACATTACCCAAACGTTTTGTCCAACTTTAGGTAGTACTGGAAGAACCGGCGTGCTCTTAGGAACAATAGTTAGGGCAGGAATAGATACTGAACCGCCTTGTGGATCTGCTGCAGTAGTGGCTGTAGTTGTTAGGGAAGCAGCTACTTGCGAAGCTAGATGTGTCATTGGTATACAGGCCGGAATCCAGTTTGTAATCTGTGTGCCATGAATCTGTGGGATCTGGACCTGAATCCTATAT